ATGATCATGCCTGCGCTCGACGACTTTACTGAACATTGGCGGGACCAGCCGAGCTTTCTGGTCGACTATTCCGGTAACTCCACATTTCTAGCGAAGGTGGAATACCATTCTGACCAAATCCATCATAGCCATTCCACGGTAGTACGGATTCGCAAGGCCGATAATGGCCAGGGCCAGATTTCCTTGCAAAAGGCGCCGTCCTCCCTGTTGCCGGGCTTTCCGCAATTGCTGTTTTCGCCACCGCTGCATGTCTATGATTACGACCGTAGCAAGCATGCCCTGCTGGTGCAGGGCCATTCCAACTTGCTGGGCGGCGCTTACAAAGTGGTCATCACCCCGGCGTAAGACATGCAAAAATAGCAATGCCTAGGCATTTTCCCTGCAATATGTCATGTGGCAGCGGAATTATTTGCTATAATCTGCGGTTTCGCGCCATGCGAACCCGAATCCAGGAGAGGTGGATGAGTGGTTTAAGTCGCACGCCTGGAAAGCGTGTATAGGTTCATAGCCTATCGGGGGTTCGAATCCCCCTCTCTCCGCCAAGATAAAGCGCCTAACTCTTTGATTTAAAAGACTTAGGCGCTTTTTATTTCTGGGTCGGATGGGGCTAAATGGGGTGATGTGGGCATTGAAATGACAGCTTTTTTGCCAGCATTTCCGAACATCGCAACCGCCTTATTGCCAGCCTCGGGCTGCGCGTCTTTAATCCATTTTCCATACACGCGGGCGATCATTGTCCAGTCCTTGTGACCCATCTGCTGGGCCACCCACATCGGTGACTCGCCGGCAGTCAGCATCATGCTCGCGAACGTGTGCCGGGTCTGATATGGACGACGGTAACGTACCTTCGCCAGCTTCAATCCACGCTTCCAGGCTTCACGGATAACCAGATCGCCGCGCCACCGTTTGTCGGTGCGCGGGTTGTTGAAGACTTGGTCGTAGGACAGGTAGGTGAATGCCTTCTGTGCCTGTAGCGCCTCGAGCGCCGGGCCGAGCAGCTTGATCTCGCGCCGGCCGGACCGGGTCTTCGGTGTTTCGCCTTCGCTTTTCGCAATGATGGCCGCCCGGGTCAATGACCGCCTGACCTGCAGCGTGCCGCGGTGCCAGTCAATATCCCCCCACTCCAGCGCGATCAGCTCGGACGTGCGCATGCCGGTCCAGAATGCAAACTGAAACAGGTTGCGCTCCTGCCCCTGCAGCTTGTCCAGAATGGCCGTCTGCTCTTCAGCCGAAAACGGGTCGACATCGTCGTCCTCCTGCGGCGCTTCCTTACTCTTGAATTGCCAGCCGTACAGCGGGTTCGATTCGATCAGGTCATCCTGAACGGCGTCACCGAGGGCGGCGCGCAGCACCGACAGGCGGTTCCGGATCGTCTTATTGCTGGTTTCCAGCTTGGCGCACCAGTCCTTGATGTTGACCCGCTTCAGGTCGGACAGGATTAGCTTGCCGAAACCAGGCGACAGGTGATTCACCACGGTCTTCCGGTAGCCCTCATAGGTCGATGCCTTGAGGTGGGCGCGTTGCCGCTCGAGCCAGTCGTCCAGATATTTTTCTACTGTGAGGACTTCGCCTTGCTTTTCGACGAAGAGTGCGGCGCGCGGGCTGTCTGGGAAGGTGATGCGATAGTTGAAGGTGCCCTTCTGGATCGCGTCGAGGATGGCGGCGCGGTGCTGCGCCGCGCGCTTCAGGTTAGGAGCGGTAGGGGCGAGCTTGATACGTTCGCGGCAGCGCTGCCCACGATAGGCAAAGGTGATTTCGATTGACGTTTCACTTGCGGCTTTGACGCCCGAGCCCTCTCGACCCATTGGTAATACCCCTCTACATCGATCAGGCGCCGGCCATCCGGCGCCTTTATCCAAACCTGATTCTCCAGCCACACCCCGTCGCGGATCTTGCTATTGATCGCGTCCTCGCTGTAGCCGGATTCCTCCGAAAACTTGTGGATGGTTTGATAGCGTAACATATTGCTTAAAAGATACGTTTAAACTCAATGACCCATACCCATGGGTTGACGTCCCAGCTGCCGGCGCCGTTAATCTGTTCCCATAGCCCCCGGTAGGCCAAAACCGGGTTACGTGTCAGGCCTTCGAATCTGATGTCTGTAGGGCATGGGTGGAAGCGCTCGAATCCATCCCGGATTCGGCGGATTCCTTCCGCGATCGCGTCCGCGTTGCTGATGCCTTGCAAGCGCTCGACGCGCACGCTGGTGATTTCGATATTGATGCGGCTAGCCCAGCGCGGCATGAAGCGAGCGTGCCGATACCGTCCAGCCTTAGGTGGTCCTGCTAGATAGATTGGGGTTCCGACTGTCATCCAGTCGCGCTGATTGCCGTCTGCCTCATACTGGATCGGTGCCCATGGTGCCGCGTAACCAGCGTTCAGGCACGCTGCAGCGATTCCGCTGCCGCTGAGCTTGTCCAGCTCGGCGGTGGATCGCCAGGCTTCCCGAACGTACAGACGGTCGCCGGGGCTGCCGTGCGGACATCCAATCACGTCCCCGGTGCGCGTGTGCCAGATTGCCCCTTGGTGAGCAACCTTTTGCCCCTTGTTGTCGTAGATTCCGCCGCCGCCGATAGTTGTTGGCTCCCACTGGCCAAGCGCATTTTCATGCGGTAAGACGATCGCACGGCGCGTCTGCAGCTTCGTGCCATCAAGGATGGCACGCACCATCGGCGCGCTGAATAGAATCGGGCGCTCTCTCATTGGGTGACCTCTTCCGGTGCTTCGATGCCGGGCCGCATTGCGGTTGCTTCGCCGGTCGCGTGCCGGTGCCAATTGAGCAGGGCTGCGGCACTCGAAATGATGTGGTGCAGGCCTTTCCCTTGATCGCCTCGGATAAAGGCCGCAAGAGATTTGCCGGCGAGGTAACCGATTAGCCAGAACCAGTCCTGCGGCGATTTGCCGGCGTCGCCTGCGCTGCCCCAGCGCTCCTGCTGGTGCGCTGCCTCGAGTTTGACTGCCTCGACGAAGTCATCGGTGTGCGGGGTGTTGATAAGGTTCTTCAACCGGCTCGCTTCGGCGCGTGCGGCGGCAAGTTCCTTCTCCGAAAATATCAGTGCGCCGGTGGCGGTGCGAATGGTCGCCTCCCTGCGCTCCAATTCCACCGCTTGCGTTTTGGCGATTCGGCAGACGTCGAGCGTGTCCTTTGCCCACTGTGGAAATTCAGGCTCGCCGCCGTGCTTCATGCACTGGACGTTGTACTCTTGGAGCGCATCACGCGCCATCGCGCGGAGCCGGTCGATTGCTTCGTTCATGCGATCACCTTCGGGAATGAGTCATGCAGTACGCCATCGAGCAGGCGTCCGGCGGCTTTCTTACCTGCGCGGTATAGAGTCGGCTCGTCGTCTATGTGGAACGTGCTGTCGCCATCAATCGTATGGAATGTCCATTCGTCAACGAACCAATCGGCTACTTGAACGCTCCGCATTTCAAGAGTGTTTGCTGCACATTCGCCAGGCGCCCACTCGCCCCACTGCTTGAAAAAGAAGGGCACGCCGGCTGCGGCGCACTGGTCGCGCAGACTGCGCACCCAGTCCGGATGCATTGGCCGCGCCTTCGGGCCGCTCTCGCCGCCTGCCACAAGCCAATCGATCCCCGGGCAGCCGCCACTCAGACGGGAGCCGTCGCAGCGCATGCAAGTAGTGCCGCCGCCGGCAGGATGCGGCGTGCTTCCGGCATCGCAGACCTGTGCGATATGGGGTGTCAGGTCGACCGTCGTAAGTAGGGGTTCCATTGACAGCCAGCGCACGCGCGCCGGCACCGCAAGCAGCTTCGGAATATCGCGGTCGGCTTCTTCCTGATTCACGACGCTGATGCCCAGCCAGACATTGCGCTGACCCATCAGCCAGTCATGGCAGCGGGCCTCGGAAACCATGCGATAGACATTGCCGATCCGCTTCGTCAGGAGCAGCCAGTCCAGGCGCGGGGTAAGCTCGATCAGGTCGAACAGTTCGCGCCGCCATTCCGTCGGTACTGCGTTGTCGAATACGTCAGCAAGTGACGCGCAAAACACGCGGCGCCGCCGGCCATGCTTGGCTTGGAACTCGTCGGCTTCGCGGTTCCACTTCATCGGTAGCGCCCAGTTGCTGGCACTGGTGCGGTGCCGTGTCGCATTTGGTCCCCAGCGCACGCTCATGGTGCGGGCCGGCGTGCTGACTTCCGCATAGCAGTGATCGCATCCGGGGGAAACCTTGGTGCATCCGATCCATGGATTGAAGGTCGCGTCGGTCCACTCGATTTTGCTGTTTTCGCTCATGCCGCCCTCGCAATATGGTGCTCGTGAGTGAAGTTGGCCTCGACCAGTGCCTTTGCCATCGGCGGGCAGACACTGTTGCCGATCATCCGGACCTGCGCGCTTTTCGATAGCGGCTTGCCGTTGACGACCGGGTCAAGGATGTAGGAGTCAGGGAAGCCTTGTGCGCGGGCCAGCTCGCGCGGCGTCAGCATGCGCATGCCAATGTCGACGATCGCGTAGTCTTCGCCCTTGATCGTTACCAGGCCGAGGCGGTCCTTGGTCGGGATAGTGTGCATCGGGTCGGCCAGGCTTTGGTCCTGACCGCCCTCGGTGTAGTACTTGATCAGGAATGCGCGCACCTCGCCAATGTGCCCGCCGCCAGCTGTCAGCGTCGGTGCTGGCTGGGCAACCTCCTGACCGAACTGATTGTTGCGGAGCTTCACCAGGTGGGAAGTCACCAGCGAATGGTGATCCGATGACGTCACGGTTCCGGCTGGCACGTCCGCGCGGATCCCGGTGACGCCGCTGTAATGCTTGGCAAGGAATGCGGATACAAGCGCATGCCTGTTTTCGGTCGGCTGCGTTGCCAGAGGATCGTTCAGCGGGCCGCCGCGCACATCGCCCGGCCGCTTGTCGCTGTAGTAGCTGCTGATGTGGGCGGTGATCAGCGCGTGGTGCCCGCCCTTGACCTGTGCGCAGATCGTGCGCAGCGGCTCGTCTGCCGGCATGCAGCGCGGCGACGATGCATTGGCATGCTCGGTCATCACCGGTGCCAGCGTTGGCACCACAACGGCGCGGTGATTTTCCGCAGTCAGTGTGCCGAAAGGCTTATCGCTTGCCGCCGGCTTTCCTGAATAGACCGGTCCGCCGGCGCCGACGATAAACGGATCCGCGCTGTTCACCACAAACTTCATGATGCCCTTGGCGATCCGGCGCAGCGTGGCATCCTTCAATGGGCGCTTGCGCTCGAAAATTGACGGGCAAGGGATCGACCAGTCGATGCATTCAGCGGCGGTATGCCACGGCAGCAGTTTGCCGGACTTGACGGCATCGCTCTTCGGATCGCCGTGCGTCGGTGCTGGCCAGACGATCGGGCGGCCGTCGCGGCGTGCAATCAGGAACAGACGCTTGCGGATGGTCGGCGTGCCATAGTCGCAGGCGCGCAGCACCCGCCATTCGACCTGATACCCGAGCCCGGCATGAAGGCGCTCGATCGGGAAGTCATGGCCGAGCACATCATAGATTTCCTGCAGGTCCGGATGATCTTTCGGGATACCGGTCGTCAGTGCCAGCACGAAGGCTTTAAAAGTGCGCCCTTTCTCGCTTTTGAGCGGCTTGTTGTCTTCGCCCAGCGGTCCCCAGTCCTGAAACTCTTCGACGTTCTCAAGCGCGATCACGCGCGGCATCTGGAACGTCGCCCACTTCAGAGTCACCCAGGCGAGCCCGCGGATCTTCTTCTCGACCGGTTTGCTGCCCTTGGCCTTGCTAAAGTGCTTGCAGTCCGGGCTGAACCAGGCGAGGCCGATCGGCAGCTGCCGCGTCACGAAGCCCGGATGTACGGCAAACACGTCTTCCGTATAGTGCGCAGCGGTCGGATGGTTTGCTGCGTGCATGGCCAGTGCTTCGCCGTCGTGGTTGATTGCGACGTCGACCTCGCGGCCGAGCCCCATTGCAATGCCGGTCGATGCGCCGCCGCCGCCGGCAAAATTGTCGATGGCCAGTTCATGCCCGAGCGGCAGGGCCATGGTGAAGATGTCGCGCTTCATGCCGACACCAAAATTTCACGGTTGCCGTTCGACTGCATCGCACTCACGATGCCGGCTTGCTCCATCATGTCGAGCAGACGTGCGGCGCGGTTGTAGCCAATGCGAAGGTGGCGCTGCACCAGGCTGATCGATGCGCGCTTGTGAGCCTTGACCAGCTGCACGGCGTCGTCATACAGCCCGTCCTCCGGAGCGTCTTCGGCGCCGGTCAGCAACAGCGAGCCAGGCGCCTCGGTCAGTTCGAATGGCACCGGCTTCGGGAACCAGTTCGGCAGGCCATCGAAGCAGTCGCGCAGCTTCATGATGCCGCCGAACACTTCCAGATCGGCGATGCCGCCGGCAACGAACATCAACGGGCTGTCGTCGTCCTTGGTGAAGAACCGGATCGACCGGAAGTACTCGCCGATTTTCAGTGCGTCAGCGAGGTACTGCGGCATCACTGCGCCGCTGATGCCTTCGCTGTAGCCGAGCGTGCTGGCCACGTTCTCGATGCGGGGGAATTTGCCCTCGATGAGAGAGTTGCCAACCTGAAAAAATAGCGGTGCAGCGTGCTTGTCGAGCCACTTGGCGTCACCGTTCGACATCACGTCGAGCGTGTTGCCGGCGGCGGCGTGCTTGAGCCCGTCCTTGCTGACTGAAACGATGATTTCCCGCTCGCAGTAGCCCTCCTGATCGCGCGCGACGACATAGCGGTGGCCGTCGGTGGCAACGACCATCACCGAGCCGTCCTCGAGCGGGCGGATGTTGATGCCGTTCAGGTAGTAGCGGATATCGCCCTTCGCCATGAACGGCGCGGCGATCTTGATCGCGATCGAGTTGACCCGGGCAATCATGTGCGGCGTCGCGTTGCTGCGGGTGTCTTCAGTGCCGGCAATCGCGAGCTGCTCTGGTGCGGTGTTGGAATTCATCGTTTCTCTTTCTTGATTGGTGATGTGCGGTCAGGCTGCCGCTGCGTGGTAGACGTTTCCCTCTTCCACCCGGCGCCGGACCTCCAGCAGGGCGGTGCGCAGCTCGTCCTTGGTGGCGAGCTTGATTTGTTCGTCGTGGACTTCCAGTGCCAGGCGAATGAGGCCGAGCGCCTCGCCGTCAAAGCGCCATGCGGCCGTGCGGTCCGCACGCAATTTGCACCGGAATGCGCCGTCCAGCGCGGTGATGAAGTGCTGCTCGTACTCGGTGCCGATGCCGAACTCGCACAGGATCAGCCCGATATTCAGGGCGAAGGTGACCATGCTCCAGTCTTCCTCGGTGGATGCGCCGCGCACCATGTTTTCGAGTGAAAGCCAGTAGGCGGTGGACAGGTCGCCGGCGTTCTCGTCTTCGAGCGGGCGACTGCCGAGCGCATCAAATGCGGCGCGTGCAATGCACATTTCAAAGACCGTCGACACCGGCAGCGGCCGGAAGGCAGGGTTCCACTTCTGGATCCAGAACATGGCTTATCCCTTCTTCCAGCGGCGCCGGTAAAGCACCATGCTGCTGACAATGCCGAGCGGGCCACCGATCACATACGCCACGTAATGAATCGGCGTGGTGGCATGAACAATCTGTAGCGCGCCCAGCTGGGCCACGGAGATCATCAGGCTGTTGGCGAAGGCGGCGCCATAGTGGCCGTTGTTGACGAACTGGGATTGCAGCCCCAGTGCGAAAACAAGGCCGAAGGTGCTGGCAAACAGCAGCAGGGTCGTCATGCAAACGCTCCGTCGATTTGCTCGAACAGATCGTCGAACGAGCCGTTGTTGTCGACCAGCTTGTCAACGCCAGGCTCAAAGGCCACACCGGACTCGCTGACATGCTGGTGTGCGGTACCGGCGCTATCGCGCTGAATGTGCCAGATGGCGCCGCCTAAGCTGCGGATGAGAGCGGCTTCATTCTCGAAGCGCACATCGGTGATGACGACGTTCTTCGAAACTGCCCAGTGGGAATTGATCGCGTTGCGCGCGACGATCAGCCACAGGTCCGGATGCACCAGCTGCCGCCCCCACTCGGTCCCGAGCGTCTGCATCAGCTGGCGAGGCGACTTGCCGATCTCCGGAAGCACCTGTTCCTTGTACGGGTGCGCAAAATGCATCGGGTCGATATCGAGCATGGCGGCGATACCATGGCGGATCGGATCGGCGAAGCCGACCGGCATGTATTGATAGTTCCGGCGAAGGTGATATCCGATCGTGTCCTTGCCGGCGCCTGCTTTGCCGGTGATGCCGATAAGGCGCGGGAGCTTCAGCATTGCGCAGCCTCCAGCGTCAGCTTCTCGACCGGCATCTTCCACGGCATGCCGCCTTGAGTGCCTTTAACCTGAACTAAGGCGACCTGCTGCCCGATGATCAAGTCCTTGCGGATTTGCGCGACGACGCCGCGCTGTGGGCCGTGATCGCTGTCGAAGCTGACGCGAGCGCCCGGTGTAATGGTGGTGGTGATCATTGATGCCTCACGCGTTTGTGGACTGGGTCGGCATCGCCTGCTGCTGCGCCCGCCATTGGCGGCCGATTTCGTAGCAGGCGAATCTGACCGCCATGGAAATGAGAGTGCGCTTCATGCTGGATGCCGATCAGGAGTTGCGTGCATCGAGCCCGCCCTTGTCCGCGCGTGCTTCGGCGGCGTGGTCGGAATAGGCATCGGGGAAACGCTGCTGTAGCTTGCTGATGTTGGCGGCGGCAATGTCTGCCAGTTGCATTCCGAGAGCATCGGCAGCGATCGCGAGATACCACATCACGTCGCCGATTTCCTCAGCGAGGTGCGCACGGCGGTCTTCATCGAGCGGCTTGCTGTAGATCGCCATGCGCTTGACTTCGGTGGTCATTTCGCCGGATTCGGTGGCAAGGCCAAGTGATGCGTGCACCAGTCGCTCGACCGGCGTCGGCAGTTTTTTTTCGGTGCGCAGTGCGTTGTTTTGGTAGGTGATGAGGTCCACGTTATTTCCCTTTAATCGAGGTCGTTTGCCTGCAGCTTTTTGACGTCTTGCCGCGCGAGGCGCTGCATGTGCCGGCGCGCGACGTTTTCTAGGATTGGGCGGTAGGTTGGGTGCTGGAGCATTTCATCGAGAGGCGTCGACACTTGAAGAAACCGGTGTGCGATTTCGAGTGCCAGGCGAGTCGGAGCGATGCGGGCACCCATGTCACACGCTTTCCAGCTCCGGGTGCTCGGTAAGTGCCAGCAGCGCCTCGGGCGAATCGATGCTCCAGTTCAGCCGAACGTGGCTGCCGATCTGGCGGCGGTCGTAAGCTGCACAAATTCGCTGCACAGCCGGCAGCATTCGCTCACGTACACAGGGGGCGCACTGGCAGTCTTCGATCGATTCAGCGCGGATGCGGCCGATCTGGGGCGTCAGGCCTCGGGCGGCGATATAGTCCTTGCCGCGAAGTCCAGCATACGGATCGCGCATGGAGGCGCGGATGGTGACTTTCAGATCATCCATTCGATCACTCCCGGCGCGAGTGTGACGATCGCGAAAATGATTGCGAGGTTCGCGTACTGATGGCGTGCGAGCCAGCCGTGCTCCACGTGCATGACGGCATTCCAGGCGCGCTTCATGCTTTTGCTCGCTTGGTGTAGTCGCGAATATTCCAGTCCTTCGCGAGCTGTTCCCAGATGCGTCCGCCATCTTCGAAATAGCAGTGCACTTCCCGCTGCGGCTGGAAGTCCATGCGCAGAACGGTCAGGCAGTCCTGAAACAGTTCGTAGTCGAGGCAGCGGAAATCGGTCAGATCGAACTTGAAGCGGTTGCCGTTGTAGAGGCCGAGTAGGAAGCTGGCGATGTAGCGGCATTGTCCAGAGTGGCCTTGGGCCACCTTCAGAAGCCGCTTCAATGCTTCAACGCCCTCGGCACGAATCTGCGGCAGTGCGGCTTGGCGCTCTGCTTCTTTGCGGCGCATTTCGGCGAACATTTCATGGACACGGTCCGGGTCGACTCGGGGTGCCTGAATAGCTGTCGGCAAGCTGTGATGTCTGGTCGGCTGGTTTTCCATCTGCGTCTCCGTAGAGTTGCCACAACGAAGTGTTGCGGCTTGGAATAAGTATAGTTCGCTAAACTTTATAAAGTCAAGAAAACTATACGGCGCAGAAATATTTCATGCCACCCGGAAAAAAGTGGGACAGGAAACTATTCTCTATGTTGTAAAAACGCAATAAAAAAGCCCGCTAATGCGGGCTTGGCGGACGCTTGAGAGGCAGGGCTATGGCATGTCGAAGCCGGCGTGCTGCACCACTCCGCAGAATTCATCGCCTTCTTCCAGTTTGAGATATCGGTTCGGCCACTCGGGATTCAACGCTTCGAGATATAGCTCCCCATCAACAGTAATCAGGCGCTTGAAAGTGGCTTCCATAGTCGTGTTGCGTCGGACAATGACGAACTTGCCCGGGAGCGCTTCGGCGTGGGCATTCACATATAGCAGTATTCCCTCTGGGAATGTAAACGGCTCCCCGGGAGGTGCAGTCATAGACTTCCCCTTCACCCGAAGAACATAACCACATTCACCGAGATCCTTGTGGCAGGGCTTCCATTCGTCAGCATCGCCCGGTTGGAAGTTGTCGCACAGCTCGGTCCACTGTCCCGCTTGAACCCATGAAATCACTGGATATTGCCTATTCTTTTTAATATCCGGGCCGGGCTCAACATTGTCCTCGACCCGCCTTAATTTTTTGGGCCCGGCACCAGTTGTGATCCAGGTGGCGCTGAAACCGGTGGCCAGTTCAATTCCCTGCGCGTATTCGTACTTCATGGACTTGATTTGACCATTGAGCCACTGCGTAGGGGTTCCTTTAGACACTTTTGCGGCCTTATAGAGTTCCGCTTGGCTATGGCCGGCGTCAAGGATTTCCTGAATGCGTTCGGAAAGTGTCGTCATGTTTAGGAATCTAAGCGATTCCTTGTTTAGAGTGCTTGACGTCAAGAGTTTAGACTCCTATACTTTCTGCATGGATACCTTGAAAATCATCGACGCAGTGGGTGGCAGGAAGGCCGTCATCGAAATGACTGGCCTCAGCCGTGGCCGTATTTCGCAGTGGGTGACCGACAAGGCCATCCCGACGCCATGGCTGAAATTCTTTGAGGCGAAATTCCCGGCGCTGGACTGGGATGCGCTGCGGGCGCCGGCAGAGGAAGAAAAAATCCCCACTCATTGACCAAGGGTTGCTTATCCGTGCAAACGGCAGCAGCCCCTTTTTTTTGCCCGGAATTCGGGCTTTGATAATTCTCAAAGGAGTTTCCCAGCATGACAGACCGGGATGAGCAGGCGGCAAGCAATCGAGTGGTGTCAACCATTCTTATTCGCTTCCATAGCGATGCGGTGAGCCTCGGCGCTTGCAAACCGCATGCGACCTTGGGCGTCGACTGTGCAGCCGTTAGCGTCGCACCAGGCGGGGAAAGTGACCGGATCGATGTGAGCTTTGATGACGATGTGTCCTTGGCGGACATATCGCTTGCGAGCCTGTTCGGCCTGATCCTGCCACTGCAGGAATGTGCTCGGCAGCTTGTGCCCGTCGGTGAACATGGCGCGCAGCGCGTCGTAGTCGCTTTCGCGATACCAGGCAATGCCGATCGCTTGAAGTTGTGAATTCATGGGTGGTCTTCCGGTGTTTGTAGGCTTGAGGAAGCTGAAATTTAGCACGATGGAAACCTGCCCTTCGTTGTTGTGTTGTTGTAGCAAGAATAAGTGAATAAAAAACATTTCACATCGGTAATAAAAAGGGAGGTTTACCGTGACCTGCAAGTATTCGGAGATTAACCAGCATGATGCGCTGTACAGGGTCGCGCGCGACTATCCAGGCGGCATCGAGGCACTGGCACAGCGACTGACTAAAACGGCGCCGGTGATGTACAACAAGCTGCGCCCGGGTATCCAGACGCACCACGCGTCGTTCGAAGAGACGACCGAGATCATCGAGTTGTGCGTCCAGGCGAACGTCAAGGACGCGATGCTGCCGGCCTATGCCTTCGCATGGCGACTGGGCCACGTGATGGTGCCGGTGCCGCGTGTCGACAATGTGCCGGATGAAGAGTTGACCCAGAACGTCTGCAAGACGATGAAGGAATTCGGCGATGTTGCCTCCTGTCTGTATCAGTCATTTGCCAATGACGGAGACATCGATGCCAACGAGCTGGAATCCTTCGAAAAGGAATTCCAAGAAGCGATCGCTGCAATGTGCGAGCTTCGGGCACGCGTGCAGGACCGGGCGAAGAAAGCGGAGGCAAAGTAATGCAGGGCTCCCTACCTCGCCGCGGCACTCCCGCGTTCGATGCGCTCGAGCGCGTTCATTCTCTCGGCGGCAAAGCATCCATTCACCAGCTGCTCGCTGCCGTCAATTCCAATTTCCGCTCACCCACTCGCCTCGACAAGCTGGCGATTCAACCGCTTGCGCTGCTGGGATTTGTGACCCGTCTGAAGACCGGCATTCAGATCACGCCGGCAGGTCAGGTGTTTATCGAATCCAATGCAGCGAAGAGCTCGATCGGTGCGAAGGTCTTGCCTTCTCAGCCGGCGCCGCCGACAAAGCCGCTGCACTCCGCCTCGGCGTTCGATGTCATCGAAGCGCGGCGCCCGGGTGCGCTCGATTACCGCAATATTCCCTCGTTGATGGGTGGTGTCCGGGTGCCTTACCGATCGTCCTGCCAAGTCACTGGGCAGAGCGGAGGTGGCGATGGCAACGATTGATCAGGTCGTCACCCAGATGCAGACTCACGGTCTGCCGCCCATTCCCGCCAATGGCATCGTCTGTGATGGCAAGTCCAGGCGCTTCGGGCCAAAGAAAAAGGCGTGGTACAAGCTGACCAAAATCACCACCAAGACCGGCAGCGAAGCGGTCTATGGTGTGTTTGGCTATTGGCGCGGTACCGACAACGGCGCCATCGGTGTGTCGCTCGGATCTGATGAAGTCGATGTCGAAGAAATGGCAGCGGTCCGGCAGCGACAGGAAGAAGCAGCCAGGCGTGAGGCTGAGCGCATTGCCGAGATCGCGCAGCTGGCTGCAAATCGTGCGCGCATGCAGTGGGATGCCGCCTCTGACGTTGCACCAGGCGTCACGCCGAAAACACCGTCTGCCTATCTGGAACGCAAGCGCGTCGAGCAGGAAACGGCACGCATCACCGACGACGGCACACTGCTGGTCCCGATGCGTCGGTATTCCCGCGATGGCGTGAAGCTGGTCGGCCTGCAGAAGATCAAGCCGGACGGCTCCAAGCTGTTTAACAAGGGAATGGACAAAGTCGGCGCCGCCTGCCTGCTGGGCAAGCTGCCGGCCGATGCGCCGCTGCTCATCATGGCCGAGGGTTATGCAACGGGCGGATCGATCCGGCTCGCCACGAAGCGCGATTTCCCGGTGATGCTGGCATTTGATGCCGGCAACCTGATCCACGTGGCGCAGCAGGTCCGTCGCGATTTCCCGGGCACGCACATCCTGTTTGCTGCCGACGATGACTGGCAGCTGAAAAAGCGGCTGGCGAAGCGACTGGTCAAGGACTTCAAAATCGCCGCGACGATCGTCATGGATGGTGACGCTGAGATTTTGACGGAGCGTGATTTTTCCGACGATGGCGAGTGCGATGCCGCGCTGAAGAAGCGACTCGAGGCGGCGGCCGGCACGCAGGTTGAACTTGCCGTCGACGGCACCGAGCAGATCCTGCTGTCCGAAGATGGTGAGCGTGTCCGGATCACGCCGGCATGGAAAAAGGATGAAAACGGCGTCGACTACCTCGAGGCCGATGTGCGCACCGATCGCGTCATCCGCACCCTGAAGCTGGAAAACGCCGGCATCGCCAAAGCCACGGCTGCAGCTCGGACCGTCGGCAATGCCTCCGTGGTCTGGCCATCATTCGCCGATCGAGGCGAGAACAAGTGGACCGACTTCAACGACCTGCACGTCGAACAGTCGCTCGATGCGGTGGTTGCCCAGCTGGAGGCGGCGATCGCTGCAGCGTTGCAATCGCCGAAAGATCGCAAAAAGCTGAATGATCTGGCGGCTTACGAAGAAGCGGAGCACTTACGGAGCAGCGTCGTGCCGGAATCTGCGTCTCGTCGGGAAGATTCCCCCGCGCCCCCTGTTGCAGAAACTCAGTCAGATGGTGCGCCGGCCGGTGATGCTGTTGCAGACAGCCAGGCGAGTGTTGCACCCGTCGCCGAAGCTTCCTCGGCCGGGGGGAAGGGTGAGGCCAAGAAAAAGCCGAAAAAGGAATATGGACAGGAGCACTGGGACAAGGTGCACCGTCTGGAAGACAATTTCGTGCTGATCTATGGTGATGACACGGCATGGGATAGCGAGAACCGGGTGATCATCAAGATCAACCATCTGCGGCTGGCGTTCGGATCGGACGCGGTCAAGTTCTGGCTCAATAGCCCGAAGCGCCGCATGGTCAACAAGGACTGCGTGGTGTTTGATCCGACACTGCAGGCGGATCCAGATGAGACGGTCAACCTGTTCGATGGCTTCAAAATGAAGCCGAAGCGCGGCAAATGCGACAAGATTGTCGAGCTGCTGCTGCACTTGTGCGGGAACGATGCCGAGGTGCTGGCGTGGGTGCTGCGGTGGATCGCTTATCCGCTCCAGAACCCAGGCGCCAAGATGCGCACGTCGATCATAATGCACGGCGATGAGGGCTCCGGTAAGAACCTGTTCTGGGAAAACGTCGTCGCCAAAATCTACGGCGAGTATGGCGGTGTGATCGGCAACGCGCAGATCGAGTCCCAGTTCAACGAGTGGGCATCGAAGAAGCTGTTTTTTGTGGCCGATGAGGTGGTGACCCGCAACGAGCTGCGGCAGCTGAAGGGCAAGCTCAAGCACATGGTGACCGGCGAGGTCATCATGATCAACCCCAAAGGCATGACCGAGCGGGCCGAGGCGAACCACATGAATTTCGTCTTCCTGTCCAACGAGCTGCAGCCGCTCGCGCTCGACAAGACGGACCGCCGCTATCTGGTCCTGTGGACGCCACCAAAGCGCGACGAATCCTTCTATCGCGAAGTCAGCGAACAGATCCGCAACGGCGGCATCGAGGCGTTCTATCACTACCTGCTGCATGAGGTGCCGATGGATGATTTCACCGAGCACACCAAGCCGCTGGTGACCGAGGCCAAAGTCAAGCTGATCGCACTGGGCCTGACGCCGCCGCAGCGCTTCTACCGGGAATGGTCCGGTGGTTTCCTCCCCCTTCCGTTTGTTTGCTGCTCTGCCATGCAGCTGTATCACGCCTTCTGTCGATGGTGTCACCTCAATGGCGAGCGCTTCCCGGTCACGCAAACCATGTTCGGAAGGGACGTAGAAAGAGCCGGCAGCGGCACGTTGCGACGACGGATCATCAAGTACGACCTCGGCAATGATGTGAAGCAGCGGACCGTGTATCTGGTCGGTGATCAGCCGGAAGATAAAAGCAGCCTGTCGCAGTGGGTGGAGGATGCTTCGGGCACTTTCGAGACGTATCTGAAGAAGTACCGGCACGTGTATGACCAGCCGAATGAATAGTTGAACCGTTCACATGCAGAAACCATTAACACGCCGTAACCCGCATGGAATAAGGGCTTGTGAATAGTTTGGACAGTATGAGCGGTTTATTTTGACTATATGTGTGTGCGTGCGCGCACGCGAGGAAGCAAAGAAGATGCGCCGTTTTTTAAGCAAATTCTCTTTTTAACTATTCAACTATTCACACTGTTCACAAAGCTAATAAACATAAGGCTTTCGGCGGTTAATAGTAGTTGAAGAGTATGGACAGTTGATGAAGCAGAAAGAATTTAAAGAAAAGATGCCCGAGTGCGCTGCCTTTATCGAGGACTTGTGCCAGGCATTCGGTACGGAAGCGATTCACGGCCAGATTCGCAAGGGGCTCAATGGTGAGCCGACATTCTGGGCGAAGGAAAACGGGCATGAGATCGGCACGCCGGTCGATTCTGGTGCCGAGTGGCGGGTCACATGGAACGAGCACGGCGTCGCAGTCGCAGAAAAAATTAAAAGGGGATGAGGACCATGAAGGAAGAGTTTGTCGAAATCACACCAGGCACTGACAGCGTGCGAGTCAAGGTGATCCAGTCCGGGCCCGCACCTGTCTCGAACGAGCAGGAAGATCCGATCATGCAGCGGATGGAAAACTGGCGGCGCACGGTGACCGGTTCGCTCGGTGGCGGTGCTAGTGGATTCTGTGCTTCATGGGCAAAGTGGTACGTGGACTTCCGCACGAAACGCGAAGCCGAGATTGACGACATGCTGGACCTGCCAAGGTCGAAGGATGGGCAGATGCCGACTGTCGTGGCGGTCGATGTGCTGGATGGCTGGATTGTCGAAGCCAGCGTGCGGCAGCTAGACGATGCGGAGAAACTGGTGTTGCGCCACTGGTACGTTTTCAAAAGTCCCGAGCACATCATCAAGCGCAAGCTGCTGCTGCGTCGCCGGGGTATTAACCAAATTCGTGAACTTGCATTGATTAAGTTAAAGAAAGTACTTGATCAAGTTCAAAATCCTGCTAACATTCCTAGCAACAATTTTCATGCCGGTAACGTTCCGCGCCCGAAGACGACAGTCACCCCTGAGGGGGTGTTGTCGTCTTCGGGAGATAAAGAAGCCTCGATCGATTAAAAGTCGCTCGGGGCTTTTTGCATTGCGGGTCCGTCATGGTTGACCGTTCATTCCCAGTCAACTCCCCATGGAGGCGATCATGAAGAAGTAAGGCGAGAAATACCTCATTTCGATTGCGCTGATAGTTGGCGCCGTGGAAGCCGGACGAGACGCGGTATGGGAACAAAATTGGCTGATGGTTGAGGAGTGCCCACCCTCGCGAACCAGGTGACGCCACACACGATCACGGTAAGCGCGGCCGCCGCTATATGCGTCCACCAAATCTCCGCCACGTACTCCCTACGATGGTTTCGCCGCCGATGCCTTACCGCTCGGCGGTTTTTTTATTCCGGTGCGCTCATGATGTCCATGTCCGTCAAGTCGAATGTCGATGCGGTCCGCAAGAACCTGACCGACATCGCCAAGAAGCAGCTGCCGTTTGCAGTCGCAAAGGGGCTGACTGCCACGGCGAAGGATACGCAGGGCGTACTCACCGAGGCACTGCCCCGGCAATTGGATCGCCCGACACCGTTCACGATGCGGGCCTTTGCCATCACACCGGCCACGAAGTCGAAGCTGTACGCCAAGGTGTTCGTGAAGCCTGATCAGTGGAAGTACCTCACGTACCAGTTCGAAGGTGGTGACCGCAAGCCGACCGGCCGCGCGCTTGTCCTGCCTAAGAACGTGAAGCTGAACCAGTTCGGCAACATGCAGCGCCGCGCCATCAAGCAGCTGCTCGCGAAGAAGAACGTCTTCAGCGGTGTGGTCGATGGCGTGCCAGGCATCTACCTGCGCAAGCAGTTTGCCTCGGGCACTGGTGTGCAGCTGCTGGTCGGCTATGCAGATCAAGTCAGGTATCGCAAGCGGTACCCGTTCCAGGCAATTGCACAACGATCGGTTTCAAAGGCGTTCGATCGCAATTTCAAGCGAGCACTCGATGAGGCGCTGGCGTCAGCGCGCTAGGGCCGGCAAGGCTTCAAGGTACTCCCAGCGCCTGACAAAACGAGGGTAATTCGCGCCCCGATCGCGCGCTAGTGACAGACTTCCACCGGAGTTAATGATTCGGTTAATGGGTTAAAACAGGTTAACGAAAATGGCTGAATTGATCACAAAAGCCGCGTATGCGAGGCGTCGCGGCGTCTCGCCGGCTGCTGTGACCAAGGCGGTCAAGTCCGGACGCATCACCGAGATCGACGGCAAGATTGACCCGGATGTCGCCGACATCCAGTGGTCACGCAACACCGACGTCGCCCAGTCGGCGCGCACCAGTGACTCCATCCTCAAATCGCCCACATCGACGAAAGAGTCCAGGCAGGAGGGGCAGGAGGACAGCGCGATCCTTGTTGCGCGCACCCGTACCGAAATCGCCCGGGCGGAACTCTTTGAAATCGAGATCGCCGAAAAGCGCGGCACGCTTGTGCTGGCCGAGGGTGTGAAGAAAGCGGCATTCGAAAAAGCACGCATCGTGCGCTCCGCGCTCGAAGGCCTGCCGGACCGGTTGGCGCCGGTGCTGGCGGCCGAGACGGATCCTGCACGCTGTCACCAGCTGATGATGGCTGAAATCAAGCGAGTCCTTCGTGAACTAGCAGCGGGGGAAGGCGAACAGACGAGGCAGTGATGGGGGCAAGGGACGATTTTCTCGACGGCGGGCAGATTTACTGCGAGGCGTTCGAAGCAGGCCTGATGCCTGATCCGGACCTCAAGGTGTCCGAATGGGCCGAGCACCACCGGCAACTGCCGCAGAAGGCATCGCCCGAGCCCGGGCCGTGGCGAAACGACCGCACGCCGTATCTGGTCGAGATCATGGACTGCATGTCCCCGGACTCACCGACCGAAGAGGTCGCGTTCATGAAGGGGACGCAGGTCGGCGGTACCGAAAGCGGCAACAACTGGTTCGGCTACGTGGTGCACCATTCGCCCGGTCCGATGATGATCGTGCAGCCGACGCTGAATCTGGCGAAGCGATTCTCCAAGCAGCGTATCGCGGCAATGATCGAGGAAATGCCGATCCTTCAGGAGCGCATCAAGGATTCCCGCTCCCGGGACTCAGGCAACACCACGCTGATGAAGGACTTCACCGGCGGCGTGCTCGTGATCGCCGGCGCCAATAGCGCGGCGGACCTGCGCTCGATGCCGTGTAAGTACCTGTTCTTCGATGAGGTCGATGCCTATCCGCACGATCTCGATGGCGAAGGTGATCCGATCGACCTCGCGGAAAAGCGGGCAACGAACTTCGCCAGGCGAAAAAACCTGAAGGTCAGCACGCCGACAACCAAGGGCTTCAGCCGTATCGAAGCGTCATACGACGCGGGCACCCGTGAGCACTACCACGTCGCCTGCCCGCATTGCGGCGAATATCAGTGGCTCAAGTGGGCCGGCATCAAGTGGGACAAGGCTGATGATGGCGCGCATCTGCCGGAAACCGCGCATTACGTGTGTGAGCACAACGGCTGCATCATCGCCGAACACCACAAGACGGCAATGCTTGCCGGCGGCATGTGGATCGCAGACAACCCTGCGGCCGGTCCGCGGCGCCGCAGCTTCCACCTGAGCGCGCTGTATTCGCCGCTTGGCTGGGCCAGCTGGGCAAGCATCGTCGAGCGATACCTGAAGGCGAAGAACGCGCTTGCGGCCGGTGATGACACGAAGATGAAAGTTTTCGTCAACACCGATCTGGCCGAAACATGGGAAGAGCAAGGCGACAAGGTCCAGACCAGCGACCTGCAGGCGCGTGCCGAACCTTACCGGCTGCGCACCGTGCCGATGGCGGCGCTACTGCTTACTGCTGGTGTGGACGTTCAGGGCAACCGTCTGGAAGTCAAGGTCAAGGCATGGGCGCCAGGCGAGGAAAGCTGGACAGTGGACTGGGTCACGCTGTACGGTGACCCATCCGAAGACGATGTCTGGAACCAGTTGGACGCGTATCTCGCCCGGCCGCTGACGCACCAGAGCGGCACTGCAATGGCGATTTCTGCCACGGCGATTGATACCGGCGGTCATCACACGCAGCGCGTCTACACGTACTGCCGCAACCGTGGCTACCGGAACGTGATCGCGGTGAAGGGTATGTCGACGGCTGGCAAGCCGATCATCGGCAAGCCGACCGACGTCGAGGTGAACCACCACGGCACGAAGATCAAGAAAGGCGTGAAACTGTGGCCGGTCGGTACCGACACGGCCAAGGCGTTGATCTACGGCCGCATGCGCCTGACTCAGTACGGGCCCGGCTATATGCACCACTCGACCGATCTTCCGGCGGAGTACTACGACCAGCTGACCGCTGAGCGACTGGTGACCCGGTACAGCAAGGGGCATGCGCTGATGTCGTGGGTCAAGCCGAACGGCAAGCGCAACGAGGCGCTGGACTGTGAAGTGTATGCACTGGCGGCCGCTTATTTCCTTGGCCTGCAGCGCTACAAAGAGCAGGACTGGGCGAAGTTGCGCAACCGCGTCAACCCGGCAGTGCGCGACATGTTCGCCGAACAGCCGGATCCAGAGCAGCAGGCGGATCCGGAGCAACCTGAAAACCAGCCCCAATCGCACCAGGCGGCAGCGCCTCTGACCGAAACCGTCGCCGCAGTTGGCGCACCGCCAGCGGCACCGCGGCGGCGCGTGCGATCGCGCGGCATAACCTAGGAAACATCATGGCAGGAATCACGCTTCAGCAGGCGCAGGCACAACTCGACGCATGGATGGCGGCAAGCACAGCGGTGGCAACGGGTCAGGAGTACTCGATCGGCACCCGCAAGCTGCGCCGGGCTGATGCCGCAGAAATTCGCCAGCAGATCATTTTCTGGCAAAGGCAGGTTGCGCAACTTGGAGCAACGTCGAGAGGTGGCCCGCGCGGCATGCGGGTCAGTTATGGAGTACCGCGCTGATGGCACAGAAAATCAAAGTCAATGTCATGCCGAACATCGTCGACAAGGTCGTCACGTACTTCGACCCGGTGAAGGGGCGGCAGCGCCTCCAGGCGCGGGCGCAGATGGCGCTGACGGGCTCCTACATCGGTGCCGACAAATCGCGTCGCAGCTTCCGGAACTGGTTCACGTCCGGCAACAGCGCCGATGATGACCTGCTTCCGGACCTGCCGACGCTGCGAGAGCATTCGCGCGACCTGATGCGCAATGCGCCGCTGGCTGCCGGCGCCGTCAACACGGTCGTCACGAACGTGGTCGGTACCGGCCTTGCGATGCAGGCGCGCATCGACAATCAGTTCCTCGGGCTGACAGATGAGGAAGCGAACCAGTGGCAGAAAAACACTGAGCGCGAGTATCGCCTGTGGTGCGAGAACCGGTTCGAATGCGACGCCACGTCGACGCAGAACTTCTACGGCATGCAGGATCTGGTGTTCCGCTCGGCGCTAGTCAACGGCGACGTGGTGGCGGTCTTGCCGTCACGGCAGCTGCCAGGCTGTGCATACGGTCTCAAGGTTCAGGCAGTCGAAGGTGATCGGCTGGCAACGCCGCCCGACCTGATCACCAGCCCGAACATTTTCGGCGGCGTCGAGGTTGATGACTTCGGTGCGACGGTTGCGCTGCATATCGCGGACCGCCACCCGAATGCGCTCGCCCGGGTGCGAGGCAAGGTCAACTTCACCCGGATCGTGGTGCGTGGCGAAAAGAGTGGACGTGTCAATGCAATCCATCTGTTCCGCCGCACGCGGCCGGACCAGCGCCGCGGCGAACCGTATCTGGCAGCGGTGATCGAGCCGCTCAAGCAGCTGGACCGGTACACCGAGGCCGAAATCATGGCCGCCGTCATTTCCGGCATGTTCACGGTCTTCGTCGAGCATGCTGCCGATGAGGGGGCGCCGGCGCCGATCGATGGTGGCAGCGCGCCAGGCAGCGAGCCGGAAATCCAGCTTGCGTCCGGCGCGATCGTGGACCTCGAGCACGGCGCCAAGGCAAGCATCGCCAACCCGGGCAGGCCGAACGTGGCGTTCGATCCGTTTGTGATGGCGGTGCTGCGGCAGATCGGCGTTGCACTCGAGCTGCCGTTCGAAGTGCTGATCAAGCACTACACCGCAAGCTACAGCGCCGCGCGTGCCGCCATGCTCGAGGCGTGGAAGTTCTTCAAGATCCGCCGCATGTGGCTCGCTGACAATTTCTGCCAGCCGGTCTATGAAACATGGCTGGCAGAGGCGGTTGCCACTGGTCGCATCGCTGCCCCGGGATTCTTCGCGGATCCGGCGGTGCGCAAGGCATGGTGTGGCGCCGTCTGGCTGGGCGATGGACCGGGAAGTATCGACCCGCTGAAGGAAGCGAATGCAGTCGAAAAACGGATCGATATCGGCTTAACTACGCTGGCCGAAGAGGTTGCCGCATTCGATGGCGGCGACTGGGAGACGAAGCACTCGCAACGCACAAGGGAACATCGGATGCGCCGCGAGGCCGGGTTGCTGAAATTGCCGTCCGGGATTGCCGCACCTCCTGATCCACCATCTGACAACACTGACCAATAGCCCGCTCACGCGGGCTTTTTTACGACCATGAAACTACTCGACGTTCTGACAAGCCCGTGGGCGATCCAGCCCGACAAGCTCCGCGAAATCGGTGAAATCTATGCCACGCATCTGCGCGGCGAAAAGATCGATATCGGCGCCGTGGAGGCCCGTATCGGCCGCCCGCTGGCAAACGAGCCGCAAAACTACGACATCATCGACGGCGTGGCGATCGTCCCGCTGTTCGGTGTAATCGCCAAGCGCATGAACCTGTTCTCGCAGATTTCCGGCGGTGCCAGCGCCGAGCTGGCGATCCGTGACCTGCGCGCGGCTGCGGCAGATCCGAACGTCAAGGCGATTATCCTGCACATCGACTCGCCAGGCGGAACGGTGGACGGCACCCAGCAGCTGGCTGCGGTGGTGCGTCAGGTTGCGCAGGAAAAGCCGGTATCCGCCCTTGCCGACGGCACGATGGCCTCGGCAGCGTACTGGATCGGATCGGCTGCGCAAAGCGTCTACATCACCGACAAGACCACTCAGGTCGGGTCGATCGGTGTGGTGGCCACGCACGTCGATGTCAGCGGGTCGGAGCAGCAGCGCGGCATCAAGACCACTGAAATTTTCGCCGGCAAGTACAAGCGCATTTCGAGCCAGTACGGGCCGCTCACGGAGTCCGGCAAGCAAGTCATGCAGGACCACGTGGATTACCTCTATCAGCTCTTTGTCGAATCCGTCGCAGATCACCGCGGCGTGAGCGTCGACAAGGTGCTGTCCGACATGGCCGACGGCCGTGTCTTTATCGGTCAGCAGGCGATCGATGCTGGACTGGTGGACGGTGTTTCCTCCATGTCCGAACTGATCGCCCAGATGGCCAATGCAACAGTGCCAGCCGGTGTGCAGGCGAAACCAACCACCCCACAAAAAGGAAAGCGAATGGATCTCGCAACTTTGAAGAAAGAGCATCCCGATCTCGCGCAAGCGTTGATCGAAGAAGGCTTCGCCGCCGGCAAATCGGAAGGCGAGCAAATTGGCGCAACGAACGAGCGTGCACGCATTCTCGGCATCGAGGCGCATGGCATGCCCGGGCATGAGGCGTTGATTGCAACGCTGAAGGCTGACGGCAAGACCAACCCCGACCAGGCAGCAGCCCAAGTGCTCGCCGCTGAAAAGGGCAAGCTGAAAACGGCCGCTGCCGATCTGGCCTCGGACGCGCCGGCGCCGGTCCCTGCTGCAGCAGAACCTGCAGGCGCTGCCAAGCCTAAGGCGAATGACATTGCCACCCGCGCAAGTGCCATCGTCGCCGAGGAAAAGGCAGCTGGACGCGATATCAGTTACGCCGCAGCAGCTGCCCGGGCGTCGCGCGAACTCGCCGCCCAGTAATCCCGATTAACTGTTCATTACACAAGGACAAAACATCATGCGAATCGCAGGACTCATCGTTAACTACTTGGCCGAAACCGCTCTGGCCAAGAACCGCATCGTCTGCTTCGGCGCCACTGACGGCTCCGTCAAGCAGTCCGCCGCAGCAACCGACTTCCACATCGGTGTGACCGAAGGCTTTGCCTATGCCATCGGTGACCGTCCGGACATCGTGCGCACTGGCTTGGCCGACGTCGAATACGGCGGCGTTGTTACCCGTGGCCAGCCGCTGACTTCCGATGCGCAGGGCCGCGCTGTTGCAGCTGCCCCGGCCGCCGGCGCCAACAACCGAATCATCGGCTATGCCGAAGTGTCTGGTGTTGCTGGCGACATCGGTAGCGTCTTCCTCGGTGCGGAACAGATTCAGGGTTAATCCCGGCTCTGACCCAGTAACCGACTCACATACCCAATTTTTCAGGAGCCAAACATGAGTGCAGCAGCACCGTTTCCCATCAATGCAGCAGTAATCCAGGCGATCGTCATCGCTTATCGCAACGCCAAGATGATCGCCGACGGCGTCATGCCGCGTGTTCAGGTCGGCACGCAGGACTTCAAGTATCTGCGTCAGAACATGGCGGACCAGTTCACCGTGCAAGAAACTCGCGTCGGACGTAAGAGCGCGCCGAACCAGGTGGAAACCGTCGGTGATCTGGTGCCGGCGACCGTGTTCGAATACGGTCTGGACGAGATCGTTCCTGTCAACGACATCAAGAACGCGGCACCGGGTGTTGACCCGGTTGCGAACGCTGCCGAATTCGTCATGAAGCTGGTGACGCTCGACCGCGAAGTCCGCGTGGCCAACACCGTGTTCAACCCGGCAAACCACGTCAACAAAACGACACTGGCAGGTAACGCGCAATGGTCTGATTACGTTAATTCTGATCCGGTTACCGCGATCCTGACCAATCTCGACACTCCGGTGATCCGCCCGAATGTGATGGCGATCGGCCGTGCCGCATGGACCAAGCTGATTCTGCATCCGAAAGTCATTGACTACGTCAACGGCAAGGGCGGCACCAGCGGTGGCGTCACCCGTCAGCAGTTGGCCGATGCCCTCGAGTTGGAAGAGATTCTGGTCGGCGAGGCATTCGTCAACACCGCCAAGAAGGGCCAGGCAGCGTCCTATCAGCGCGCATGGGGCAAACACTGCGCACTGATTTACCGTGAGCAGCCGACGGATGTATCCCGCGCGACCACTTGGGGCTTCACTGCCGAGTGGGGTGATCGCGTTGCCGACACGCAGTACGGCAAGGATTTCGGTGGCCTCGAAGGTGGCTACAAGACCCGCGCCGGCGAACGCGTCAACGAAGTCGTCAGCGCACCGGACCTGTCCTACTTCTTCCAGAACGCGATCGCCTGATCGTAGCCCGGCAGATATCCCATCAATGAGCCCGTCTCCGGACGGGCTCTTTTCTTTGCGAGGAATACATGAAATTCAATGTCAACTGGAATCTCGACATGGGCGACAAGCAGCACAAGGCTGGCGACGTGATCGATCTGAAGGAAAAGGAAGCCGAGCCGCTGGTCGCATCCGGTGTGCTGACCCCGGTCGGTAAGGCTGCCGAAGGCGCAGAAGGCGGTACCGGCTCAACCCAATAAGCGAGAAACCAATGTTTGCCGAGGACATGTCGGTATTTTTCAACCCCGCAGAACATGCGCATGAAGCCACCAGGCAGATGCCTGATGGTTCGACCCAGTCAGCGGCGGTAATTTTCGACCGACCAGATTCGCTCTTCGTGGGCGATATGGTGCAGGGACCAAATGTGGAAATCCTGTATCCGGTTGGATCGCTCGAGGGGCTTGATCACGGCGATACGCTGACGATCGATTCCCTTTTCTGGAAAGTTACCTCGCTGCCTGAGCGGACTGAAGACGGCCGGCTCATGAAGGCGCAACTCAAAGAGGTGAATGCATGAGCGCACAACGCAAACTGATCCGTCACGCGGTGCGGGATGCGCTGAATGCCGTGCCTTTGCTGGCTGGGCGTGTCAAGGCATCGCGCGTCTATCCGGTCGCTGCAAAGAATTGCCCGGTCGTTCTGGTTTATACCGAGCGCGACCCGGCAACGAAGAGCAACGACTTCATGCAGAAGCGCGACCTGCAGTTGAAGATCATCGTCATTGTCCAGGCGGACGCCGATGCTGACGACGCGCTTGATGATCTGTGCGAGGCAATCGAAGTGCAGTTAGAAGCGCACATGGACGGCATGATTATGCCGTCCAGTCAGCTGGCGGATTTGGTCGACAGCGCGCAATACATCGACACCGTTCTGACCTATCAGGGTGAGGACGGGCGCGCTGACTTCGTCCATGCGGAAATGCAGTACACGATTTCGTATTACCACGAACCGGCTTATGAGTTTGACGAGCTGGGCAAGGTAAGTGTCGTGATCGATATGGCAAATCCCCGCAATGACCCGCCCGAGCCGCACACACCAGACGGACAGGTTGATGCTCGCGCAGACATCGTTTTCCCCGTCGACCCATAACACCAGTTAGGAACCCTTTATGAAAATCATCACAATTCAGCCGGTCGAAGGCCGGCTGGTTCGCGATCCCGGTACCGGGCGCGAAATCCAAGGCCCGACACAGGTCGACGGCGACGACGGATTCTGGATCCGTCGCGTAGCCGACGGCGACGTGGCGGTTGTTGACGAACCTGTCGAGTCGCAGGCTGCGAAGAAGGGATCGAAATAATGAGCATCAGCTTCAATCAAATTCCGGTCAACCTTCTGACGCCGGGCCAGTACGTCGAATTCGACAATTCGAAAGCGAACAAAGGGCTGGTCGTGATGCCGAACCGCATCCTGATCCTCGCCCAGATGCTTGCTGCCGGTAGCGCGGCGGCAAATGTGCCGTTCATCGCCACGCGTCTGGCTGACGTCCAGGCTTCCTGTGGCCGTGGCTCGCACGCTGCGCTGATGTTCGAAGCGTCGCAGGGCGTGACCGACACTGTCGAAACTACCATCATCCCGCTGGCCGATAACGGTGCTGGCGTCGCGGCAACCGGTTCGCTGGCCATTACCGGTGCGCCGACGCAGGCTGGCCTGATCAATGCTTATATCGCCGGTGTGCTGGTCCAGGCGGCTGTTGCGGTAACCGACACCCCGACTACGATTGCGGCGGCGCTGGCGGCGGCGATCAATGCCAACCCGGACCTGCCGGTCACTGCGGCAGCTGCGGTCGGTACCGTCACGCTGACGGCTCGCAACAAGGGCACGCTCGGCAACGATATCGACCTGCGGCTGAATTACTACCCGCAGTCGCAGGCGACGCCGGCTGGCATCAATGTAGCCATCACGGCGATGGCCAATGGCGCCGGCGACCCGTCGATCGCCACCGCGCTCGCGAATCTGGGTGAAACGCAGTACAACACCATCCTGATCGGCCTAAATGACGGCGCCACGCTGCAGCTGCTCGAAACTGAGCTGACGTCGCGCTGGGGGCCGCTCAAGCAGAACGATGGCCGTGCGCACACTGCTGTTCGCGGCACCGTCGGTACGCTGAACACGTGGGCCAACTCCCGCAACAGCGAGCACGTGATTTCGTGGTCGGTCGAGCAAGGTGGTTCGCCCATGCCGACATGGAAGCATGCGGCCGTGTGGGGCACGATCTGCGCGTTCTACCTCGGCGGCATCGACCCGGCACGTCCGGTGCAGACCTTGGTCGGTCCGGGCCTGCTGCCGGCGACGCAGGAAAAGCGGTTCACCCGGGCAGAGCGCAACAACCTGCTCAGTTACGGTCTGGCGACCTACATCGCCGATGCGGGCGGCAATCTGATGGTGGAGCGTGCAGTCACGACCTACACCCAGAACGCCGGCGGTTTCGTCGACCCCAGCTATCGCGACGCCGAAACGATGTACACGCTGTCGTACCTGCGTTACAGCGTCCGGGCCCGCATCGCGCAGAAATTCCCGCGCTACAAGCTGGCGAACGACGGCACCAACTTCGCCCCGGGGCAGGCGATCGTCACGCCGCGCACTATCCGCGGCGAACTGATCGCACTGTTCCGCGACTGGGAGGAAGTCGGTCTGGTCGAGAGCTTCGACCAGTTCAAGGCTGACCTGATCGTCGAGCGCAGCTCCACTGACGTCAATCGCGTCGATGTGTTGCTGCCGCCTGACCTGATCAACCAGTTCCGCGTCTTCGCGGCGAAGCTGGAATTCCGGCTGTAATCAACCCTGCGGGCCGGCTTTAGCGCTGGCCCGTTCTTCACAAGGAAAGCACCATGGCAGACAAGAAATTCACCGGCACGGCGTATATCAGCCTGAACGGCCGCCGCGTCGGTACCGTGCCCGGCAGCGGCAAACTCAGCCCGGGCGGCGTAGTGCGCACCCCGATGGCAATCGATGGCGGTGTGACCGGCTACACCGAAAAGCCGCAGCACGCGGAAATCGAATGCGAAATCGCAATGAGCGGCGATGTCGACATCATGGAAATCAACAACGCAACCGACATGACCATCATGTTCGAGACCGATAGCGGCCAGGCATACGTCGTGCGCAATGCGGCAGTGACTGAACCCCTGAAGCACGAAGCCGAGAAGACTCCTGCCAAGTTCTTCGGATCGAAAGCGGAGCCCGTCTAAATGGAAACGACAGCTAACAATGCAGCGAACGTCGTTCGCCAGCAGACCGGTGAAGTCATTCCATTCCGGCTTGCTTACCCGATCAAGCTCAAGGATGGCACTACGCTCGAGGTGCTGAACTTGCGTCGTCCGGTAGGTCGTGAAATGAGGAACATCGAAGTCACTGGCCGCAAGCCTTTCGACCTCACGCTTCAGGTTGTGCAGGCAACCTGTGGCCTCACTCATGATGAAGCGGACCTTCTGGATGGCGGTGATGTGAACGAAATCATGGAGGTCGTTCTGCCTTTTTTGGAAACTGGCCGTGGCGGGAAGCAGTCAAGCTGATCGCTTGGGCTTTCCGCTGGACTCCTGATGTGATCTGGAATCTCGACACGGCGGATCTGGACTTTTGGGCGGACATCGCCAAGGAAAAATACGAGGCGATGAAGAAGGCATCATCGTCCTCCTGAAACAAGGATTCAACATGACAAACCGTGCCGAAATCGTCATCACCGCACTGGATAAAGCCAGTGCGGTGATCAACCGGATTGCTGATCGCATGGATGCGCTCGGCAACAAAAGCAATATCGGGAAAGCGTGGGAGCGGCTGGGAGAGACCGCTGGCATGGAAAAGGTAAGCGGCGCGCTGTCCAAGATCGGCGGCAACCTGCAGGCCATCGCCGGATACGGCACCGTGGCGGCCGGCGCGATCGCCGGCGTCTTTTCGACAGCGGTCAATGCCGTCGACGACTTTGGCGACTCGATGGCCAATGCCGGCATCAAGGGCAAGCAGCTGGTGGAAATCAGCGCGCTGCGGGATTACCTCGGGCAGTTCGGCGTATCGGCAGAAGATTCGTCTGCCGCCATGCTGAAGCTGACCGGCAATATCAGCTCGGCCGTTGCTGGCAACAAGGAAGCACAGGCGGCGTTCGCAGCAACCGGCATTTCGATGGATGATCTGAAGAAGAAGACGCCCACCGATGTGCTGATGAAAATGATGGACGTTTTCAGCCAGAGCGACAAGTCGGGCGCCAAGCTGAAAGTGCTCCAGGCGCTCGCCGGTAAGAGTTCGGTCAAGATGGCCGAGGGCTTGAGTCAGGGCGTGGAGAAATTCGAGGAATACAAGCGGCAGGCCAAGGCGGCGCTGCTGACCGAGAAGGACTTCGAGGATGCTGGCAACGCTGCCGACAGCATGACCCGCATCACCGGGCTGATCGGACGTGCTGCACAGAAGATGGCGGCGGTCGCTGCGCCGAAGCTGCAGGCGTTCCTCGACAAGCGCGAGGCCGGGCTGCTCGAGCTGATCCCGAAGCTGGTCGACTGGATGGATCGATTCGTCAATTCCTTCGACGAAAAAAAGGTGATGGAGTTTTTTGACAACGTCGGCAGCGTGGTGTCTGGTGTCGCGTCAGTTTTCAAGTGGTTTAACGACAATACCAGTACCACCACCAAGGTAGTAGCGGTGCTGGGCGTGGTGTTTGCGCCAACGATCGCGGCGCTGTTCTCGATCGGCTCCGTCGCACTGCCGCTGGTAATCGCAGGCATGAAGGCGCTGGGTGCCGCGGCACTGGCGAACCCGTTTGTTCTCGTCATTGCAGCGATCGCCGCCGGCGTCTATCTGATCTACAAAAACTGGGGCAGCATCGTCGAGTACTTCAGCGGCGTATGGAGCAGGATCAAGGCCGTCTTCGAGGTGAATTTCTTCGATGGACTGATCCAGCTCTATCTAGAGTCGTGGCAGGCACTGGGCAACGGCATCATCGGCATCATCAAAAGCATTCCGCTGATCCGGGATCTGGACATCGTCAAGAACATGTCGCAGCTCGATTTCGCCTCCAAGCGAGCCGAAGAGATCGCCGGCAAAAAGTCGGCGGGCGCCGCCGGCTCTTCACCGGCTTCCAGCGCGCCCGAGCAGTTTGGACGTGGCCAGACGGCTGCACAGCTGCTCGCTGGCGGCGGGAAAACCGAAGTCGGCGGTCGTATCAAGATTGAACTGACAGGGGCGCCGGCCAAAGTGACGCAGCTGTCCAGCAACAACAGCGCGGTGCCGATCGATGTCAGCGCCGGGCTGTACGGGGTGGGCGGGGCCTAATCGGTTTTTTCGAGTTCACGGTCGGCCATCTTGCGAACGCCCAGCACGATGCCGGCCGTGAGAATCAGCCAGATGACCCATGCCTCGGCGCTCCACTGGCGGATTGTGTTCGGGAATTCAGTCGACAAAAACCACACCAGGCCGCCGGCAATAACCGGGCCGAGGGCGTCGCCGCTCTTGATCAATTGGGCTCGGTCTGATGCCCGGGCCATTGCTTTTTGCATTTTCAACTGTTCTTCTTTTTCCATGTGGTCCTCCCTATGACTTGGCGTGATCAATTACAGCCCGCGTCGTTTCGCGGCGTCCCGTTCGAGGTGATGTCGACCAGCCTGACAGCCGGCCGCCGCCTCGCGCGGCATGAGTACCCGCAGCGCGATGTCCCGTATCTGGAAGACATGGGGCGCCGCGCCCGCGAATACAAGGTGGAAGCATACATCATCGGACCGGAATACATGTCCGGCCGCGACCAGCTGCTGGCAGCGATCGAAGAAGAAGGCGCTGGCCAGCTGGTGCACCGCTATCACGGTACCAGGCTGGTGACGGTGACCGAGTGCGAGCTGACCGAGTCGACCGAGTTCGGCGGCATGGCTAAGTTCACCCTGAATTTCGTCGAGGCTGGCGAGCAGGCCCAGCCGTCTGTCGGCATTGATTCCGCTGCCGAGCTGGTACAGGTGCAGGACGTTGCCTACGATGCCATCGCCGAAGACTTCAAGCAGCAATTCTCGATCGACGGCCTGCCCAGCTGGGGTGTTGGCGACATCCAGTCGTCAATTACCGATTTCTTGATGCTGGACGATTTCCGGCAAATTATCTCTGCTGCAAACGGTTTCAAGTCAAAGATCGGCGATCTGCTCGGCCTGCCAGGCTCGCTTGCATCCGAAATCATCAGTCTGGTGCGTTCTCTGGCGCGTGTAGTCGATATTCTGGACCAGCCCTATGTGCCGACGAGCCTCGGCGCCGGGAGCGTCCAGAATGCCTCTGTACGGGGTGTGGTGCAGCGGCAGCAGTCCGCAGTAACCACGCTGGTCAAACGCGCCGCACTGGTGCAGCAGGCGGGCTTGGTATCGAACGCCGAGCTATCGACGGGCAACGACGTGCAGTCCGCCCGGTCGGAAATCCTGCGAGCCTTTGACGAGCATGACTATGCAGTCGGTGCGCCGCGTCCATCGGCAGCTGTGGCGACGTCGCTCAAGGCCGTACGCACGGCGGCGCTGATCAATCTGTCCAGGCAGAGTGCAGCGCTGCCGCGAACCTATGCCCTGCAGCTGCTTGAGCCGCAGCCGGCGCTCGCCTTGTCGTATTCGCTCTATGGCGACTTGCGGGCCAGCGATATCGTCCGGCGCAATGCAGTCCGGCACCCAGGCTTCGTGCCAGCCGGTGTACCACTTCAACTCGCGGCGGAATGATGGAACAAAGAAACAAGCTCACGCTGCACGTCGGCGGGCGCATCTACGGCGGCTGGACCAGTGTGCTGGTCCGGCATGGCATTGAGCAGATCGCCGGCACATTCGACATCAGCCTGACCGAGCGCTGGCCAAACCAGCAAACCGAGTGGGCGATCCCGCCGGGCGAGTTTTGCGAGGTCAGGATCGGCGCGCACGTGGTCGTCAATGGCTACGTCGATTCGGTCAGCGTCACCTATGACGCAAACGATCACCGGATTCAGATCAAGGGCCGGGACCGAACCGGCGACTTGGTCGACTGCTCGGCGCCCAGCCAGGCATTTTCCGGGCTGACGTTCAAGCAAATTGCCGACAAGCTGTGCGCCCCCTTCAGCGTCAAGGTCTACGACGAAACCACCAGCGAGAAGAAGCTGACGGTCCAGCAGAAGAAGATTGGCAAGCAGGGGACGCCGCCGAAATCGAAGCGGGTCGAGGGCAGCCTGCCGAAGTGTGCTTGCCAGAACGGCGAGACGGTCTTCCGGACGCTGGAAAAGCTCGCGCGCAATGAGGGGCTGCTGCTGGTTTCCGATCATGAGGGCGGGCTGCTGCTGACGCGTGCCGGCCGTGCTGGCCGGGTGGAAGTGCCGCTCGAGTTCGGCAAAAACGTGCTGTCGGCAAATCTCGATGTCTCGCATGCAAACCTGTTTTCCGAGATCACGGTCAAGGGGCAGTCAAGTGCGCAGGACGTCGACGATGTCGGCAAATTCGAGTCGGTCATTTCCAGCAAGACGACCGTCAAGCGCGCCGGTGGCGACGTAAAGACCGGCAGCAGCCAGATTGCCCGGTACCGGCCGCTGATCGTGGTCTGCGAGTCGCAGGCTGACGCCGCGCGGATCCGGCAACGGGCGGAGTGGGAGGTCGGCAACCGGGAGGCCAAGTCCCGCAAGTACGTTGCTACGGTGCAGGGCTGGTACCCGGATCCAAAAAGCGATGATATCTGGCGCATCAACAGCATGGTCCGGGTGATTGATCGACTGAGCAGGATTGACGAAGAGTGGCTGATCGCCGCCGTCAATTTCAAGCTCGACGAAGGTGGTACGACGGCGGAAATCGAGCTGACCAGCCCGAAGGCGTTCGACCAGCTTCCCGAGATCCCGCAGCCGAAAAAAGGCGCTGCCGACACGACAGGAAAATTTGAGAGGGTCTGATGTTTGATGCAATCGACAAGCTGACGGCCGGTGCGCGTAACAAGGCGGCGCTGATGGTCGGCCGCTGCATCCTGAAGGCGATCGGCGATGGCAAGGCGGTGCAGCTGGTGCAAGCCCAGCTGCTGGCCGAAGAGATCCATGACGACGTCGAGCGGATTCAGGAATACGGCTTCACCAGCGTGCCGAAGCCAGGCGCTGAAGGAGTGATCGTTTTCGTTGGCGGCAACCGCGACCATGGACTGCTGATTGCCGTCGAGGACCGCCGTTTCCGGCTCAAGGCACTCGAGTCGGGCGAAGTGGCGATCTACGACGATCAGGGGCAGAAGGTTCACCTCACCCGAACGGGCATCGTGATCGACGGCGCCGGCAAGGATGTGACGATCGTCAATGCCCCGGTGGTGCATGTGCCGCAGGACTTGCAGGTCGGGCGCGACATCATTGCCGGGCGTGACATCAAGGATGCGGGCGGCACGAAATCCATGGCAGGCATGCGAGGGACTTATAACGCCCATACGCATAACGACCCACAGGGTGGCACCGTCAATACACCGAATCAGGGAATGTAATGGACATCGAAACTTTCTGGGATCCGGTCAATGCGCGCGGCGACTGGCGGCTTGCTTCCGGAGGCCTGCTGTCGGGCGCGCATGACCTCAAAACAGCTGCGTTGATTTCGCTTTTTACGTGGCGTCGGGCGCGTCCGGATGACGTGCTGCCGGATCCGTCCATGCGACGGAAAGGCTGCTGGATCGATGCGATTACCCGCCGCGAAATGGGCTCGCGCCTGTGGCTGCTGCAGCGGGAAAAGCAGACTCGCGTCGTGGTCCTGCGCGCGAAGGAATATGCCGAAGAGGCGCTCGCGTGGCTGGTTGAGGACGGGGTCTGCAGCAGCGTCGAGGTGGTCGCTGAAATCACGGCGCCGGGCGTGCTCGGCCTGCAGTGCATTTTCATGCGAGACAACAAGCCCACGATGAAATTCCAGTTTGATTTCGCGTGGTCAAACCTGCAATTAGTGAAGAGCTGACATGCCATTTACAAGACCGGAACTTATTGACTTGCGCGACGCGGCGTATGCCGACATCGAGCGCATTCCCGGCGCCGATGCGCGCCTTGCCTTTGGCAATCTGAACGTACTGGCCCACATCGTTGCCGGTGCCGTCGACGGGTTGTATGGCTATCTGGACTGGCAAAGCCGGCAGTTGCTGCCGGACACAGCGGACGCCGAGGTGCTGGACCGCCATGCGTCGATCTGGAGCGTCACGCGGCGCCCCGCTGAACCTGCGTCCGGTGACGTCACCGTGTCCGGCGCTATCGGCACTGTCGTACCAGCCGGGACGCTTTTCGTGCGGACCGACGGCCAGCAGTTTGCAAGCACGGTGGAGGTGGTTCTTGCTGGCGCCACGGCTGCAGTGAATGTCCAGGCGGCGGTTGCTGGGGTGCTATCGAATACGGCGGCCGGCTCGGCCATGACGCTGGTGTCCCCCGTTCCCGGGCTGGCCAGTGCTGCAACGGTTGCTGCCGGCGGGCTGGTAAACGGCTCTGACGTCGAAACGGACGCGGCTCTGCGAGCCAGGCTGCTGAAGCGTGTCCAGTCGCCACCGGACGGCGGATCCATGACCGACTATGAACAATGGGCGCTTGAGGTTCCCGGTGTCACACGGGCATGGGTCTATCCGCTGGAGTTGGGGCCGGGAACGGTGACGGTTCGCTTCGTTCGTGACGGCGATGTGAGCTTGATTCCTGACGCCGGCGAGGTTGCAGCCGTTCAGTCCTATATCGATGCATTGCGGCCGGTTACATCAGCGCTGACGGTCGTGGCGCCGGTTGCCTCTCCGATCAACTTCCAGATTCAGCTGACGCCGGGATCGGCTGCGGTAAAGGCTGCGGTCGAATCTGAACTGCGCGATCTGATCAAGCGCGAGGCGGCGCCCGGGAAGACCCTGCTGGTCAGTCACATTCGTGAGGCGATCAGCATTGCGGTCGGTGAAGAAGATCACGTCCTGATTGCGCCAGCGGCGAACGTTGTGAATGCAGTAGGCCAGATCGCGACCTTCGGGGGCATTGTATGGAGCTGACAAGGGAGGACTATCAGCGCCTGCTGCTGCAGCTGCTACCGGAGGGGCCGATCTGGCCGCGTGACCTTGACACAGTGATTGCAAAAGTATTGGGCGCATTGTCGGACAGTCTGGTGCGGGTAGACCGCCGTGCTGCCGACGTGATGGGCGAGATCGATCCGCGGCAGACCCGGGAGTTGTTGGTCGACTGGGAGCGGAATTTCGGTCTGCCTGACGGGTGTATGTCCGACACGCCGACCGGTGATGAGCGAAGGCTGCGACTGCATCAAAAAGTTGCATGGCAAGGCGGGCAATCCAAGGCATTTTTTATCGGCCTGCTTGAGGCGCTCGGCTACCCGGGCTGCACGATCACCGAATATCGCCGCATGACAGTCAACAGTAAGTGCGACGCGGCGATCAATCAGGGTGGGTGGTGCTACGCGTGGCGAGTCAACGTCCCTCTAACTGTGAACGTGAAGGTCATGACTTGCAATAGTTCCTGCGACGCGCCGCTTGCACGGTGGGGTGATCCGGGCCTGATGTGTGTGCTGTCCCAGCATAAGCCGGCACATACGATTCTTTACATTTCCTATGGAGTTTAAGCAATGAGACGAATTTCTACGGCGACCAAGCAGGTCGACAAGTTCGGCGCAGGCAAGCATGGTTTCCGCGACGGTGATCCGGTAAATGCGATCTCTGCCACTGATCTGGAGGCACAGTTCTTTGATCACGTGCAGGAAGAGTTGTGTGCGATTGTTGAAGCGGCAGGCGGTGCTGCGGACGGCAGCTCGCGGAGCCAAGTCGTCAATGCGATTCTTTCGCTGATTGCTGCAAATGGCAGCGCACCGGGGAAAGTGGCTTATTTTGCGATGTCCTCGGCTCCTGCTGGCTATCTGAAAGCGAACGGTGCTTTGGTGTCTCGCACGACTTATGCGGCGCTGTTTGCGGCAATCAGCACGACATTCGGTGCCGGTGATGGTGTAACAACATTCAAGCTGCCGGACCTGCGAGGGGAATTTATTCGGGGATGGTCTGATGGAGCAGGCGTTGATAGTGGGCGTGTTTTTGGTAGCGCACAGACTGATGCTATGCAGGGGCACGTACACCCTGGATGGGCCAACGCGACGGCTGCTAGTGCAACGGATACCCCCGCTGGGGCTGGTGGAACACAGTACACAGGGATCATCAATAACCCAAGTACAGGCAACCCCGCCACTGACGGTGTGAACGGCACTCCAAGAACCGCAGCAGAAACCCGTCCGCGCAATATTGCGCTGTTAGCGTGCATTAAATATTAAGGTGCCAATATGGAATTTATTACAGTCTTTCAACTTGATCCGAATGGCATCTTTATTGGTGAAACCGTCGCAGACCGCTCCCCGTTGGAGGAGGGTGTTTTCCTGGTTCCAGATGGCTGTGTACAAGAGCCTCCGCCTGCATTTGTCGCAGGCAAGCTGCGTGCCTTCGTTAATGGTGCATGGCAGTACCAGGATCCGCCATTGCTGCCGGATAGCATTGGCGAGGATCCTGCCCCTCCGGCATTGGAGCAGATGCGCATGCAGGCAATCCGTTCGTTAAATGAGCGGTGTCAGGCGATTGCCGACCATCTGACAGCAAGTTATCCCGATTTTGAGAAATTAACTTGGGAAGATCAGCGCCGAGAGGCGGTCGCATGGCAGGCGGATTCAGCTGCGCCGACGCCCTACATCGATGGGCTTGCCGTGTTGCGGGGTATCGATCGGGTCGAGTATTTGACGCGAACCCTTGCCAAGATCACGTCTTTTGCATCAGCGGCGCAACGACTTGTTGGTTTGCGGCAGAAATATGAGGACCAATTCAGAGCTGCCACATCGCCAGAGGAAATCGCAGCGATCAACCCGGTCATTACATTGGAATAAATCGCCATGAAAATCGCCTTCTACAAGGGGCGGGAGCGCCTCTTCAATCGGTTCGTCAGCTGGTGGACGCGCGGGCCGTACTCGCACTGCGAGGCTGTCTTCGATGGTTTTCGCGGTCTTGACGGTCCGGTCCTGTGCGGATCCTCGTCCTTCATGGATGGCGGTGTGCGCACCAAGATGATCGAGCTTATTCCAGAGCACTGGGACATCATCGATGTGCCCGCGATCGACGGTTTGCGGGTGCTTGACTGGTTCGCCAGGCACAAGCGTGACCGGTATGACGTGATCGGGCTGCTGTCCACCTCGGTTCCAATCGTCGAGTCGAGAAAGCGCTGGTTCTGCAACGAGGCCGTCGGTCACGCTGCAGGGCTGTCAGAGGCGTGGCGCTTCAACCCGAACGGGTTCGCGCGCATCGTGGAGCTGCTGCCGGGCAGTAAATGGGTTCAGGGTGGGCCGCCGCTGGCTGGTAGTACGGCGCGATCAAAACAATCAAAAGAACCAAAACGACCCGCTTCGGCGGGTTTTTCTTTATAGGGGCGGCAATGCCAGCACCGGCAGATTTTGACTGGAGTAATCCAGCGACATGGGTTGTAGGTTTGGCGAGTGCTGGCTTGGGCTTCTATACCCTCATCCGGACATTCAAAAAAGACAGTCGGAACGACAAGCAGGAACAGCAGATCGACACGTCGGTGCAGCAAATTATTACGACCCTTCGTTCCGAGGTGGAGCGGCTGGTCGGAAGAATGACCGACATGGAGCATGAGCTGGTCCGGTTGCATGAGGAGCGCAACGAGTACTTGAAAGAGCGTACCGAACTGATGCGGGAGCGGGCGCTGCTGATCTCCAGGCTGGAACGGTGCGAGGCAGCCGATGCGCAGGCAAAACTACTATAGAAGGCATCCACTATGAAATTTGAAGAAAAACTGGATGAACTGGTCGGCGTCGAGGGCGGCTACGTCAACGACCCGGCTGATTCAGGGGGAGAGACGATCTGGGGCATCACTGCCGCCGTGGCGCGGGCTTTTGGCTATGCCGGCGCCATGAAGGACATGACGAAAGCGCAGGCCAAGGAAATCTATCGTGCGCGGTACTGGACGCAACCGAAATTCGATCAGGTCGGCAGGCTTTCCGCGCCGATCGCTTACGAGCTGTTCGACACCGGCGTCAACATGGGGCAAACCGTCGCCGGCAAGTTCCTGCAGCGCGCGCTGAATGTGCTGAACAATGGCGCCACCATTTTTCCGGACCTGACCGTCGACGGCGCGATCGGGAAGATGACGCTGTATGCCTTGGAAACGTATCTCAAGGCGCGCGGCGTGACTGGCGAGAACACCCTTCTGAAAATGCTCAATGCCCAGCAGTCGGTGCGGTACCTCGAGCTGGCAGAGAGCCGACCCAAAGACGAACGATTCATGTTCGGATGGCAAACCAACCGTGTGGAGATGTAAAGATGGATCCAGTGACCATTCTCATGGGCCTCGCGCAATTTGCGCCGGCCGTCATCAAGTGGGCAACCGGCAGCGACAAGGCTGAAGAGGTCGCCGGCAAGGTAATCGACGTGGCCAAGGCGGTCACCGGCCGCGATACCCCGGACGCCGCGCTGGCTGCTATCCAGGCAGATCCAGCGCTGGCGATCGAGTTCCGCAAGGCTGTCATGGCCAACGAACTCGAATACGACCGCATGTTCCTTGCGGACGTCCAGAGTGCCCGCGATCGCGATATCAAGATGGCTGCCGCCGGCAACCGGAACTACCGCGCCAATGTTCTCGCCGGCATGGCGATCCTGCTGGTCATCGTCTGCCTGATGGTCGTGGTCTGGATGAGCGATCTGGACGACTATGCAAAGGGCACCATCACGCTGATCTGCGGCCGTGCCTTGGGCTGGGTCGAGCAAATCTTCTCGTTCGAATTCGGCACCACGCGCTCGAGCAAGACCAAAGACGACACGATTTCGAGGTTGTCAGGGTCGTAATTCACTCAGAAGGGAAGCTGGCGACGATCGCCGCCAGCCTAATAATTCAAAGACAGAGCGCCTGCCCGGTTGCGTCAACAACCGAACAGGCCTCAATCCACTGAGCAAGCCAGTGAACCGAGCAAGGCTCTGCCACCTCCCGGGAGGCGCGCAAAGTCTAGCACAGAAGAAAGAGTTCACCATGGCAACACCAATCATTCCTTGGATCGGTGGCAAGCGCCGTCTTGCCGATAAGTTAATTCCACAGTTCCCGCCGCACTCCTGCTACGTCGAAGTGTTCGCCGGCGGCGCGGCGCTGTACTTCATGCGGCCGCCGGCCGAGGTCGAGGTCATCAACGACATCAACGGCGAGCTGGTCAACCTGTACCGGGTCGTCAAGAATCACCTCGAGGAATTCGTCCGGCAGTTCAAATGGGCGCTTTCCAGCCGGGATGTGTTCAAGTGGCTGCAGGATACGCCGCCGGAAACATTGACCGATATTCAACGCGCCGCGCGCTTCTTCTACCTCCAGCAGCAGGCGTTCGGCGGCAAAGTCTCTGGCCAGACGTGGGGCACCGCGACGACGGCGCCGGCCGTCAACCTGCTGCGCCTCGAGGAAACACTGTCCGCTGCTCACTTACGGCTTTCCGGGGCGTATATCGAGAACATGGACTGGGCCAAGTGCATGGAGCGGTATGACCGGCCGCACACCTTTTTCTATCTGGATCCGCCGTATTGGGAAACGGAGGGCTACGGGGTGGAGTTCGAGCTGGACCAGTACGAAAAGATGGCCGACATCCTGCGAAACCTGAAGGGCAAGGCGATCGTGAGCCTGAACGACCATCCGGACATCCGGCGGGTCTTCGACGGCTTCTACATCGAGACAGCGCCGATCCAGTACACGGTCGGCGGCGGTGCCAAGACGGTCGACCGGATGGAGGTCATCATCTACAGCTGGGACAAGCCAGGCGATCCGGCCGGGCTGTTCTGAGCCTCGGCGGACTTCTAATCGGCAGTTCGAATCCCGAAACGGGGGCTTCCAGGCACCGGCAGCGGCGGGCGATGAAATGACAGCTTTTTGCCAGCATTTCTGTGGAACCCGCATGAAATAAGGGGATTTGGTATATTCGAATCCCCCCCTCTCCGCCAGAATAGAAAGCCCCGCACTTGCGGGGCTTTCTGTTTTGGAGGACAAAAAGCCAATGAATCAGCTCCCAAAGCTCTCCACATTGGCATAAATCCGCCTACTATCGGGAATCCTCTGCAGTTTCGCCATCTAATACGACTACGCACTGCGTGAATTCATCGATTCTCAGGAAAACAATGGCAACCACGATCAAGCATAGAAGAACCAATATCGTCACCCTGGAAGACGGCGACACCATCGCCGCCACGTGCGCTCCCGACGACATTGCGCTGGTCGCGGAACATGATGGCTGGTGGATCCACTTTGTCGGCGAAGATGGCAGCGTGGAAAGCTATGACGAGCCCTACCCGACCTACAATCAAGCCCTGTGGGCAGCCAAGGCGGCAGCCGAATATTCTTCCGCCGAAGAATAA